CCCATCCATTAATCAATAGATGAGCCAGGTGCTGCACACGATTCATTGTTGTTGTAAAGTCTTCGAACAGGTTATAGATACCACGATCCTGTTCGGTGATTCCGATTTCCGGATCCTCGAGAGCATAGCGAACCTTGGCATTCTCCTTCCACTGCAGAACTACAGCGAAGTAATCAAGGAACCGTGCTCGAGTCATAAAAGGAACTGACATCACCGATGCCCAAACCTTGAAGCGTTCCTTCGGAAGCTTTTCAAAGTCCTCGGCAAAGACTTCTCGCATTGTGTTCCAGTAGTTGCCGTCGTTGACCTGCTTTGCAGACATCATCTTTTCGAATGTTTCACGAGAAGAAGCTAGAGGTGCCTGAGCAGTCATTGCCGGATCGGCCGGCTTTGTAGTGTAACGAAAATATTCAGTCATCAATCACCCGCAAATTTGTCTTTCAATATCTTGCGACACTTAAACATGTCATAATGAAAGAATGGTTTGTACTTACATAACTTTTTATATATGCTCGGCCAAAGAATACTATCATCAATCTTCTTATTCCAGTGTCCAAAGAAACCAAGAATATCGTTTAGGATAATAATAGTCTCGATCGAGATCTCTCTACGTAAGTATTGCTTTAGTAGATATGGATGTTGTCCATTCTTTACAATAACATTATCGTCAAAATTTGTACACAGTTTATTTAAGTCTTGCTCAAAAATATAAGTCAAAGACTGTTGCCTCTTCAGCCAATCTGCGTATACCTGTTCGGACTTATCATCGAACAGATCGCCGATCCACTTTAGATCACCATCAACAAAGTTGGCAACCAGGTACTGCAGTGGATTCTTATGCTTGGAGAGTCTATAGAACTGGTACTTGTCCTTGCGCGTCTCAAAACTCGATGCACTGGCAGTCACCTTACCATTGTATTTTACGTAGTCATAATTGTCTGTGGTGAAGTGGCTCTTGACAGCAAGGAAAGTCTTGTAAGACTCAAATGGTGTCATACAGGCAACCGCGCAGACTTAGGAAGGTAGTTCAGATCTTCGGCAGCAGCCTGAATCTTTGATCGGATCTTAATATTATTCTTGATAATCGAGGCAGCAGCTTCGATCTCAATGTTATTCTTTTCACAAAGGTGGACGACGGCATCCATATAGTCTAGATTATACTTTGCCACCAATCTTTCAATTTCCCTAATAAACTTATCGTTTGACATAGTCTTTTGCAGAATAACGTCGTCCACCATAATCAATTATCCTCGATAAAAAATGTGAGCACCAATTTTAGCAGTGCGATCAAAAACTCTACCCCATGACGGACTTACATAGTCGGCATGATAGAACTTTGCACCTCTTGTTACGTCTCCGTAATTTCCTAGGTACACATGTTCAGCGATTTCTTTGGCCTTGCGATACGCGGCCCAATCGCCAATTCGCTTTCCTCCCTCACACTTCCATGAAAACTGGCATACGCCTCTGGCCTTTTGATTAATGACCGCGCATGGTGTTTTTGGGAATCGCTTGTCTTTTACGCGGTTCAACACGACGTTGTTCACCGCAATTCTACCTTTATAGGGTTCATGGCCTGCTTCAAAATATGTATTCTCGGCCATGCATTGGATTTGTTGTTTATCGTAAGCACTGAGGTAAACAGGCTTCTTTACGATCTTTTCCTTTTCTATTACTTGAACTTCGGGAACCTTAATCACCTTGACCTCTGGTTCTTTCTGAGGAGTTGCAAGAGCTACACCAGTAACTGCAATAACACCTAGAAAAAAACCTTCGCCCCAACGTAGATAAGGAAAGTCCTTTCTGTTTTCGAATAGTTTCATTGTATCCTCTAATCTTAAATGATCCTGGCAACCAGAGACTGCTTCGAAGGCATCTCAGCCTAACAGTTTGTCCGTCGCTATGAGAAGATACAAAATGAAATAACGAAGGTATCTTCCATCCATTTCCCTCTTACTGGAAATGCAAAATCATTATGGTTTCGTCGGTAGTATCTTAAAGATACTGCTTTCTAGCCCTAAGACTTGAAGCTTTTGTAAGAGTCAATGGAGGTGTCAACCTCCGTCGCGATATAATATTTATACCATTAAGTTGCCGGATTCTGTTTCGAGGCTCCGGCGGGCCCAATGCTAGCCTCAAGCGGCTAGAGCAAAGGCAACGTCATTATCGTTTGCGTTTACGTTTAGTGGCAACTTTGCCAAGCAATCAGTCTCGAACCGCCTTATTCTGCGTGCATCGATTCCCAGTAACACCCCCATCAACTACACTGCCCGTAACGTCCGCGGTCTATATCTTGTCAATTCAAGACCACAGTGTAGATGGTGGAGGTGGGGGGATTCGAACCCCCGTCTACTCCGCTTTTATTGTTGATTGTCAACAACTGATAATCTATATATACATCAATTTGTTTTTAATGTACACAGTTATTTGCACCAAGATTGCTTTGCATCACCAAAATATTCACGAGCAAAGCCATTTGCAATCAGTTGAGCACGAAGACTCTTGCCATCAAGCATCATATCGCCAAGAATACGGCCGCCATATTTGTCCCAATCGTACACGACATATTGGACTTTCTTTGCCTTTGCTACTAGATCCTTTGTAAAGGCGCTAGCCGCCTGTCCCTTTGCGTCTTCTGCTGGACATTGGGCACGATGGCCTTTTTCTGGAGTATCCACGCCATAGATGCGAACTGAAATCACAGGCTTAATTGGAGCAGGAACCCATGGCGCTTCAACCTGCACAGTGTCACCATCAGCAATCTTAATTACCTTGGCGTCATATGTAACACCAACTGGAGTCTTTTGTGCAGTAACTGGAACAGCTAGCGCAAAAAACGCCAGGGCAATAAACTTCTTCATGGATATCCTTAATTGCAGCGAGTCTGCCAGTAGATATAACGCTCGCCACGATACCATTCAGTTACCTGTTCACGAACGCAATAACGGCGATCGTAGCGGTTATCAGGCGGATAGTAGCGATTGTCGTATTCTCGATCATGACGATCTTCAGAAGCAATGGCACCTACAACGATTCCACCGATAATTGCTCCACAGAGCCATCCACAACCACCACGGTCTCTACGACGTTCATGCTGACTATAGTCTCTGTCTCTACTGCGATCGCGATGATCAGCAAGAGCTGGAGTGGTGATTAGCATGCTAGCTACGAGGGCTGATGCAATAAGCTTCTTCATATTAGAACCTTTCATCAATTTCGGCAAACATCACGCGTTTTCGTGGATCACCTGGCGTGATACACCGGGTGAGTCTAAGAGCTTCATTATAATTCTTCGTATGAAACTTCACCGGAAAGAGAATCTCTTCATCCTCGGTTTCCAGAAGCATGCCTACGAAGTAAGTACCATTTTCTTCTTGCATGCAATTATTTATTCGCAGTAGATTTTACCTTTACATAACTAATCGTGTCGTAACCCTTGTATTCTCCAGCCCATTGACTGCGAGGACGTTCTTTGAAACCAATCTTATCGAAATTATCTTCGAAAAACTTAGCAGCGATCCCACTAAGCTCATATTCGTTTTCAGCCTGTAGCTGAAATGAGTCTGAGCGCCATTCCTTATTAAAGGTGACCTTATAAGTCTTAAGCCTCTTGGCTCTCTTGGCCTCATTCTTGATCATCTCTTTGGTACTACCTTTACGGTTATTCAGGATCTGATTGAACCGATGTTCAGCAACAGATGCAAGAGGTCCCCAGGATTCTGGGGACCGGTTCTTAATATCAAACAGCATCGGCAAACTCCACTGCAGTCTCGAGAGCCTTAGTCTTGAGGTTCTTGTTAGCACCGTACCAAGCCGAGGCAAGACGCGTATCAGCGCTGCGACCGATCATGTGGTCGGTCATGAAGGTAACGGCGTTGAACGCCTGCCACCAGCTGCCTTCAGCAAACTCAGCGCCGGGCTGCTGATCCATGATCTCGAGAGCAATTTCAGCGTTCTTGCTGAGTTCCTTCTTAGAACCAGAAACCGGGAAAATGCGAGTGAAGTAGTCAACAATCGACTCGTCGTTATAACGCTTTGAACCGAGGTAAGCAGCCATTTCCTTGTACTTGGCAAGCTTTTCCTTGGCAACACCAAGAGTTTCCTTGACCAGCTCAGCATCAAACTCACGACGGTGGCTGACCTTGACGATCTTGCTCGACTGAGTATTTAGCGACAGAGTCAGAGTGTTGTTGCAAACCACACGGATCGGGGTGAAGCGAACGTCGATCGACCAGCCATACTTGTGCGGATTCGTGAAGAGGAGGTAGGATTCAACGGTATCACCATTGAACAGCTCGAAGCTTTCCTTGACCTTCGCAAGGGCCCAGACAAGCTGGCCGTCGCGAAGCGAACCAGCAGTGTGCATTTCCATTTCACCGGCAGCAACGAAGTCGTTGAAGAACTCGAAAGCCTTTTCATTCTGGTTCGGAATCCAGTCATTCGTGATCACGTCGAGAACCTTATTGTCGACGTCACGAACCAGAGCCGAGCGGCCGATGTCGACCTGCTTACCACCGATTTCGGCAAAGGCAGGAATCGGAGTGACGGTCCAGTCAAGAC